GTCAAGATAGAGGGCGGCGTCATCACCGAGATAGAGAGCGCCGACACCGACGACCCGGAGAACAAGAAGCGCAAGTGCAACCTCACCGACGAGGAGGCCGCCCAGCTCCAGCAGGAGAATGCCGATCTCAAGGCCGAGGTGGAGCGCCTTCAGGCCGAGCTTGAAGAGGCAAAGAAGGCTGCGGAGCAGGCTGCCGAAAACAAGGAAATCCTCGAAATCGTGAACAAGGCCGGCGGCCGTGCATGGCTGGACAAGGTGTCCGCATCTGGCTACAAGCCGAAGGTCGCCCCCAAGCCGAACAACAACGTCCAGAAACTCACCAAGATGCAGAAGCGCATCGCTGAGCTTCAGGGCAAATCCGAAGAATAACCCCCTAACCCCCATAAATCATGGCATCATCTGGAATAGATTTCAGCAAACTGACCCCGTCAAATGGCGCGGTCAATGACCTCAGGAAGCTCATATTCCTTGCATTCTCGTCCGACGAGAGCATAGGTGCGCTCCTGAACATCCTCCCAAGACAGCACAACGGCGACAAGGTTGGATTTGTCGGCGAGTTCGGAGCAATAGGCAAGGCCTCCAACGGCTGCGACCCTACCTACGGAAACGACCTCGTGTCCACTGGCGAGAAGACCTGGGACATCAAGCGCTGGGAGGTAGCCGAGGCTATCTGCTTCGCAGACCTCGAGAACACCCTTCTGAAGTACGCCGCGAAGGATGGCACCTCTGCACAGGACCTCACCGACACGGACTACATGGACAACGTCGTGGCTCCGCGTCTCGAGCGCGCAATCAAGCGTCTGGTCCTGCGCTTCGCCTTCTTCGGCGACAAGACCGCAAGCGCATACTCGTCCAGCAATACCTCCGGCACCCTTGCCGAGGGCGTTAACGCTGGTCTCTTCAACCTTATCGACGGTATCTGGAAGCAGGCCTTTACCGCCGTGGCAGCCAACAAGCTCAAGAGAGTCGCTGTTGACGCGAACACCAAGGCCACCCCTGCCGCACAGAAGACCGCTATCCGCGCTGCCGGCGTGGCTACCGCTCTCGTCGACGACCTCATCAGCTCTGGATCGCCGGCCCTGCGTCAGCAGGAAGGCCAGCGCATCTATATGACGCAGGCCCTTGCGGATGCTCTGACCATCGACGTCCGCAACAACAACAAAGGCTCCGAGCTGCAGTGGGAGTTCGTTCAGAACAGCTTCAGCGTAGCACGCTATGGTGGCGTAGAAATCGTGGCCATTCCGTTCTGGGATGAGATCATCACCAGCATGCTGAACAACAGCACCACTCACGCCGCACAGGACAAGCCGTTCCGCGCCATCTACACCGTCAAGGACAACCTGCTCGTCGGTACCCCGTCAAGCGAGATGGCTGCCGAGCTCTCCATCAAGTTCGACGACATCACCCGCAAGAACTACATCTATGCGAGCGACGCTCTCGGAGCGATGATCGCAGACGAGAACCTTGCCGTAGTCGCATACTAAGGGAGGACGTATCATGAGCTACTGCGACGGCATCATATCAAAGGCTATCAGTGACTTTGGTTGCGGTACCCCCGCAGCCAAGGGCATTGAGCGCGTCGGCTGGCTCATCAACCGAGCCGACATCGACTTTGCTTCCGTAGCGTTCTCCGAGACCTCGAAGAACGTCCTCACGGCCTTCCCTCTCCACTCCGGCAAGAAGGCGTACACTGTAACCCAGAAAGGCAACACGCCCTTCACCGGGTCCAAGTCCAGCGCCGTGGTCGGTACCTATGGAGTCACCACCGACAACAACATCGTGCTCGCCCTGCTCAATAACGACAAGGAGAGCTCCGACATCGTAGACTCGCTGCTCCAGGGTGAGTTCGTCTTCATAGCTGAGTACAAAGACAAAGGCGCAGACCGCGCCAGCGCTTTCCGCGTATTCGGCTTCTACAACGGCCTCCTCGCATCCGCTTGCGAGCACGATCCATACGGCGACGCCTATGCTGGCGCCGTGGTTACTCTCACCGAGAGCGGGGCGCCGCAATACGCGCTTTACCTTGGAGAGAGCTATACCGCCGGCAAGACTATCATTGACGGACTCGTGGCTCCGGCTGCATAACGCTTCCTGGTCATGACCTATCGTGACACCATATCAACGCTCAATCGTCTCCGCGAGCTGTCTGCCCACGGGGACGATAGCGTTTTTTCCGCTGCGCAGAAGCGCTGGATCACCCAGACCTACAGGGCCGAGATGGGCGAACAGCTGCGCGAGTGCGGCTGCAAGAATAAATACTGCGACGCCGTCGTAGAGTTGTCGGTGACGCTGCTCCGTAGGGGGCAACTGTATAGCGAACACCGATATATGCTTCGCCATGGCTTCCTGATATGGATGGGCACGGAATGCTATTCCGCTGCAAATATCACGGACGATATAGCCAGGGCTTGGCTTGAAAAACACCCGGAGGGCGCACACATGTTCGAGCGCCTCCCTGCTGAATAAATCGAAACATTATGACAATCAAGAACCTTCCGCCTGCCGACCGCAAGAATATCGCAAAGGTCCTCCGTCAGCTCGGCATACAGGCTTACGACTTCGACAACCTCTACCCCCAGAACGTGCGCGACATCGTATGCGCATCGCCGTGCGGCAGTGGGTGCCTTGATCGTTATATCAAATATCTGAAGGGCGACGGGCTCGCGAGCTCTTATTTCTCTCACCTGGTAATAAATCAGGAGGGCGAGACGCTCGGAGACCTTGTGCCGCTGCTCGCCAGAGATATGGCGATGTATCAGGGCTTCGCCCTACACGCAAACTACAACGTATTCGGCCGGATAACATCACTGCATGCCGTTCCGTTCGAGAATGTCCGCCTCGGCGAATACACCGACGACGGCGTAGTTGACGTGGTTGCGCTGCATCCTGACTGGACCGGCTGCCTCGAGTACGGAGGGAAGCGTCAGCGCGTTTCGCGAGAGTTCATCGACTACATAGACGTATTCTGCCCAGAGAAGGCGCAGGAACAGATGAAGAATGCAGGAGGCCCGGGAGACTACCTCGGGCAGGTGCTCTATTACAGCAGCGCCGGCTACCTACGCTATCCGCTTGCGCTCTTCGATTCCGTCCTGACCGACATGAGTACGGACGAGGGCCTGAGCAACCTCATGCTCCGCAACGCGCGCAATAACTTCCTCCCGGCCTGTGCATTTGTGCACCTCAAGGGTAACGGAGACAGCTACAACGAAGATGGATTCGCCCAGGGTGTAACGGATTACAGCCAGAGCCTGCGCAGCTTGCAAGGTGACACCAATGCGCTCAACGTTCTCGACATCGAGGTGGAGAATATGGAGGAGAAGCCGGAGGTCATCCAGTTCAGCACGCGGAACATAGATAAGGACTTCTCTACGACCGCGGACGAGGTAAAGGAGAACATCTATGCGCGCTTCAACCAGGAGGGCTTCCTGAGCGTGCGCCTCGGCAAGGTCGGATTTTCTGGCACCCTCGTGAAGGACGTGAACGACGACTATGCGCGCAGCTGCGTTGACGCACAGAAGCGCATCACCCGCGCGCTCTTCCAGGTACTCAAGTGGTGGGCCGCCCCTCTATCTGAGCAACCTACGGAAGACGCGCTGACCATCACGCCGCTCACTTACGCCGTAGCAACTTCTGACAAAATAAACGAATAGACATCATGCCACTCAGACCACTCATATTGCCTGCAGAGGTGGGGCAACTTGCCCGCCCCTGCTACGCCGACGAGGCGCTTTTAACGCAGATTATAGCGGAGTCGGAGCGCGAGGACATCCGCCCGCGCATAGGTGCAACGCTTTTTGTAGCGCTCAAGAGCACGGAGTCCGACGCAGATCTCACCGGCTCACTACGGATCCTCCTGCTTGGAGGAGAATGGACCGACAACTCCGGCCGAATGCACTACCTTGACGGTATCAAGGTGGCCCTCGCATACTACACCTACGGACGCGTCATCCGCGACGGCAACATCACGTCAACGCGCTACGGAGCCGTAATAAAGAGCGACGACAACAGCAACAGCGCCAGCGACAATGCCGAGCGCCAGCGCCAGTACAGGCAGGCCTTTGACACAGCCGACACGATGATAGTCGAGGCCGTGAACTATATCACGGCAATGAAAGTCGGCGGCTATGAGGAATGCCCGGGCATCCGCTCGAACAGGGCGAAGATGAGCGTCATCGGGAACCACTCGGCCGCCTGTGGATGTGAATCTGGGCGCACGACCATCATTTCTGGCAAAGAAGGTCCGAGCGCCTACGATGTAGCCGTGGCCAATGGCTTCCGGGGATCGGTCGATGACTGGCTCGCAAGTCTTGTAGGCCCTCAGGGTCCAGAGGGGCCACAGGGTCCGCAAGGCCCGTCCGTAAGCCTGGACGACTATTACGACAAGCCGGAGGTCGATGCCCTGCTTGCGGATAAGGCATCCGCCTCGGATGTCGAGACCGCTATAAGCGAAGAAGCCGCCGCCAGGGAGAACGGAGACCAGTCGCTCAGAACACAGATCGCCGCCCTGGAAAACAACCTTGGCGAGTCAATAGGGAACGTCGAAGACAAGGTAGATGATGTGTCGGCGTCCCTCGCCGTAGTCCAGAGTGACCTGGAGACCGAACAGGCGGCCCGCGTTGCTGCAGATGCCTCCCTCGGCGCCCGCATCAGCAACGAGGAAACTGCCCGCAAGGGCTCGGATGACAGCCTGTCGGAGAGCATAGCGGCCGAGGCTACTAAGCGCGGAAGCGAGGACTCTCGCATAGAGGGGCTCATAGGTATAGAGCGCAACGAGCGCGCCGCCGCTGATGAAGCCCTTGTAGCCTCCATAGAGGAAGAGAAAGAGGAGAGAAAAAACGACGATATTCTCAACGCATCCGCAATCGCCGAGGAAATCGAAGCCCGTGTAAACGCTGAGACCTATCTGCGCGATCTGACTGACAGGATGAAATTACTGCTCGGCTACAATGCTTCGCGCAGCGTCGTAAACCTTCAGCTCGGCGTATCCGGCAAGTATGTCAAGTGTGCCACGCGTTCCGCCGTGTCAAACTCGTCCTTTGCTATAAGCAAGCCGTTCGCCGTGGATGCCTGCTCGGAGCTGCTCATCAAGACCGGCTTCAACCCGAGCGACTCAAGTCACGCGGCCCTGGACCTTACCGTCATCGCCATCTACGAGGAGATAGAGCGACAGCGTACCGTCCAGAAGAAGAACGCAAGCGGGGCTCCGCTCTACTATGCCGTCAATATCGATCCGGAGACCGGCTCTGTGACCGTCACGACCGACGAGACGACCGAAGACACCGGCTATCCCGTCTACACGACCGAGACCTATACCGAGCAGCGCTACCTCCCGAACAATGAGGATAGATTTGTGGCTATCCCTGATAGCGGCTACTATGTAGCAAACATCCCTCAGTCTTGCAAGGTGGTCATCTCCTATAAGCCAGGAGTGAGCGACACGGCAGTAATCGTGGAGAAGCACGGTGCGCTGGCCAACCTCATCTCCCAGGTATTCGGCATCTATGAGCATAGGACTATGGTAGAGGCTATGGTGAGCCTAGCTGCCAGAGTGGATGCTCTGGAGAGCAGGCAGGGATTGCTCGGTGATGCTAAAGCCGGCACGCTCGACGTGAGCGAGCTGACCAAGTGTCTCTATCCGACTATCCTAATAGGGCACGGTGTCCCATCTGCTACCAAT